AAACGAATTAACCTTTTCTGACACTCCAGGCTGTAATAACTGATCTAATGTAGACTGTAAGAATTTTTCATTTTTCTCTGATCTAAAATATTTAGGTAAATGCCTAACACTTTGTCTACGCTGTGAATTTTCCCCTGGAAGAGGTAATTCGCTTTTATCCTTGTCGTATGCCATTAGTAACTATATCCTCCGTTACCTGAACTGCCTGATGAACTACTTGAACTACTCGAGCTACTTGAGCTACTTGAGCTACTTGAGCTACTTGAGCTACTTGAGCTACTTGAATTTGAATTTGAATTTGTTGACGTTGTACTAACAGGAGTTGCTGTGTCAGTAAATATAGCACTTTGTATTCCAGCATTTACTGTTGTTGATTTTGTTACAACACTTCCTGATGCTTTTAATCTTGAAGCTGTAATAGCATCAATAATTTCAACATCATCTACACTAGCACCACTTATAAAAATTTCATCTGCTTCTGATTTAATCTCATACAAGCTACCAAATGATTGATCTTCTTGTACTGGTATAAGAATAAACGATGAAATATCAGGTGCAAGTTCATTAATAACATAACCTGACAGTTCAGAGAAGTAAAATGTTTCACCAAAGTCCCAATTATCTAAAGCAAAAAATTGATTAATTGCTGTGATTACTTTTGTTTTGACATCATTATCATTTAAAACTTTGTCTGCGTTTTTTACAACTTTAAATTTAGCTTTCAATTCTTGATCTGCTTCGTTACCAAATAGTACTTTATACTTAACCGGATGATATATAATTTCATCTGTTAATGACTTAATTTTGTTTAGCTCTGCGCCATACTCAATAAACAACTGATCACTACTTGGTGGTAGCGGTTTTGTTTGAGATTGTTCAAGTAACCATAGTCTAAAGTTATTATCGTAGTTTCTAGTTAGCAAATACATATCAATAATATTACTTGCACTAGGATCTATTCTAGACTCAGAACTTGCTGCATGGATGTAGCGGAATTTTAAGTTATCTCTACCTATCCTTGCTTTATAATTAGATGTGATATTTAATTTAAGTGCTGTCTTGTCTAGTATTTCAAATACATCAGTATCTATATAATAAAATATTTGCTGATCAGTATATGTACTAAATGGAGCAACTTCAGTTTTAGAATTTAAAATAATTATAGAATCGTCATTATTTGAAAGATAGTTGAAATCTTCTACACCATCAGCTGTAGTAATTTTTTCAAAGATAATATATTTGTTAGTAGAGTTTATTTCTGGTTGAACAATTTCTTCAAATAAATCTGCGTCATCTACTACGCCATCTTCGTCATCGTCATAATAACTGACTTCTAATTTTTTACTATCAACATAGCCATCGTTATCTCTATATGCATCAACTATTTCCCAATTAAAATCTTGAGTAAACGGTGCTGGATTATCAGGCTGTGTATTAATGTTTAGTACAGTGACACTATCTTTAATAATTTTTCCTGTTTTATTATCAAATATTTTATCGCTTGAATCATAATAAAAACGCATTTCATTATCACTCTCAAAAACAAATCTCATTGAACGATATGTAATAGTATACCTTTCTCCGTTTGTTTCAAATAAAACTAACCAACTTGCATCAAGATTTTGATTTGTAACATCGCCAGTTTTACCTGTACTAAATCCTGTTCCTAGTGATAAGTTATTTTCTGTAACAATACGCCATTCTGCAGCAACTTGATCAAATCGTAAACCAAATGTTTTGTACGAAAATATTTGATCAATTATTTGCTGTTTAACGCCCGATTCTAGGTTATTAGCTAATGGTGGCTTAATTTCAAATAGTATTGCTCCAGTTGGAATAATATCATTTAGTATAACAGCACCTGCGCCATCTTCTGTTGGCTCAAAACCAGTTCCATTAATTCTAACAACTTTTACCCATTTGTAATAACTGTCACCTAATAGTTTTGCTGTTCCGTTAATCAGTTCACCTTTTGAATTAAAGTGATTAGTCGAAGTATCAGGATCAGATGCATTAGTTTTTGCAACATATCCAGGAGCAATTACTTTTATTAAAGATCCAACAGTAACAAGACTTAGAATAGATCCAGTAAAATTACCTAATGTTGACGGAACGTCTTCAATGTTTTTAAAATATCCTGTAGATAGATTTGTTTCTTTTGTAGTCTGTACCCAATTAACACCTAAGTCTCTTGTTATAATTTTGTTAAATTTATCAAAGTAATAATTTCTAATTTTCTTATCACTTAAGATTGGTACAATAGTATTTTCTACAGCGCCTTCTACATCGGTTCTAGTAGTAAAAGAAAATCCATCCTTTTTAGTTTGTGTTTCTTTATATACAACACCGTCATTTGCATACAACGTTGTTTGACTGTACTTGCTAGTAGCATCTACTAGATCAAAATATCTACTAATTCCGCTTGAGACTCTATTAACACTTTTAACTTTTACAATTTGTTGATTGATTCCTAAAGGTGCAATTTGATAATCTTCACCTGTAACCATTCTATTTTGTGTATAGTATGTTGTTGGTGCATTTTGTTTTATTGACGCTGTTGATTCGCTATTAGTACTGTTATCAACTGTATATTGTAAACTATAAGTTATTGTAAGAGTTTCTAATTTATTACGCTTTGAAAGGTAAGGAACTGTAATTGTTATTCCTCTAAAATCTTTAGGAGTAATAATAACTCTTTCATTTAAACTAGTTCTAAAATAAGTTTTAAATTGTCCAGTTGGAATATTTCCAAATACTCCATCACTAAACACTAGGCTAACTCTATCGTCAACTCTAGTTAGTACAGAATATACATTTCTATTATCTTTGTTAAGACTATTGTAAATGACATTGTTACCCTGTAGAGCTTCAACTTTAGTCCATAATTCTTTTTCGTTGCCTACGCTATCTAAACTGTATAACCACACATCTGTATTATTGATTTGCGGAGTTTCAATTGCAACAGCTTGGTTTGATGCATAGTCATTAATTGTAAATACACCTTGATCTAAAACACCTTGTCTAAAGTGACTAAAAAATCCTGTATTTGAACTTGTAGGTCCTTTGCCGTCATCTCTATATAACATAGCAAAGTTGTTTCCTGGGAATGGTGCTTCTTCTTGAATAGTGTCTGTAATATCTGTAGATACTATTTCAAAGCGCACAGCTCTGCCATCAATAGTTTTGTTAAATTGGTATGTAGGTACATCAGTATTAGTACTACTAAATCTGTATTGCTCAGTGTCAACATTTGCTATAACTGATTTTTTTGCTGGTCGACCAAATGTTCCGTTAACAGGCAATGCTGTATTCATTACCTTAATAAACTGTTCGTACCAATCGCTGTTAGCAGGATCATTCCAAGTAATATTTTGACCCTGTAAGTTAACATTATTACTGTCTCTAACTTCTTCACTAGTTCTAATGTTTTGAATTTTAAGTAATCCGTTAGCAGGTTGATTACGCTTAGGATTGTATGAAAGCAAACGTGCTAAACGGAGAACTGATTCTCTACGCTCTGCAAGTTCTAAGTAATTTTCTCTAGCATTTAAGTCAATACGATAAGAAATATTTTGACCTAAGAATGCAATAAGATCTATTAGTGCAAGGTATTCACTTGATTCAACATAGTCATTAAAATCTTCGGGATAGTTTTCCCTTAGGTACTGAACCATGGTTCTGCGTAAATTATCAAAGTCGTAACTCTGAAAATCTGCGTTTCTAAATGACTGGTATACTCTTTTCCAGTCCTCTGCTAAAAGCAGTCTATTTTGTCTATCTGTTGACGACATCGGCTATTCCTTATCTATAACAGTATTTATATGAGATCGATAAGTGCGTATATAATTACTGTGTTAAAAACCCAGCGTCCTCATCGAATTTTAACTGAAGTTTTTCTACTATAGAATAAGGTAGATATGAAAGCTCGCACTCCACTTGAATACCACTTTCATACGAATCTACAGTAATTTGATTTACTTGAACACGAGGATCATAGTTTATAATTCTTGACACATTTTCAACAATTGCATTTTTAACTGTATCTGTTAATGGTTCAAATAATATGTCCCATATAATTGTTCCAAATTCAGGATCACTAAGTTTTTCTCCTTGACGGATATGAAAGTGATTGATAATATCTTGTTTAATAAGGGCAATGTCATGTAGTATATGACTACTTCCCTCATCATCCACTGTGCTAAAGCCTCTGTATGTAGGGCTTTTTTCTGTGGTAATTTTATCAGAGTTATTACTACCTTTTACTGAAACTTGTTTGTATAAACTTTTTTCTATTGTACTCATACCGTATTTACCTTATTATGTTGAACGCTTAAATGTATCAGTTAGTTCAGGCTGTGCCGGTGCTTCTGCTAGTGTACCGTTTACAAAATCTTTTCTTTCTTCTAACGAAACTGCAGCTGTTTTATCAGCTACGAATTCTTTTGGATTATTATTTTCATGATCTGACCATGGTTCATGTGCAGGAATTCTAACTGGTACTACTGCCGCTTCGGCTTCAGCAGCAGTTTCTTTTGAATTCATATAAATTCCGTCAAGTGCTGTTTCATGATGAGTTTTAGCTGCAATATTAGTACTATTGCCTGCGGTAATCTTACCGTCAATGCCTGCTTTAATTTCTACGTTATTATTAGACGAAATAAATGTACTTCCGCCAGTAGATGTAAAATTTGTGTTGCCGCCTGATTCAAAATTTATGTCTCTGTCTGCATAAAAATTAATATCATTTTCTGTTCTAAAACTTATACTGTCTTTAGCATAAACATCAATTTTACCATTGGATGTCATTTCAATCCAACTATTTCCGCTACCGTGTGAAATATAAATTAAGTCTTCTGAGTTATGTAATAAAATTTGATGACCGTGACGAGTTTGAAGCCTAACTAATTCATTAGCAGGAATAGTTTTATCACCGTCTGACTCGCCTTTATTAATATTAGCATATGAAGGTTTGTCAGAATCATCACCGCCTGGTGCTTTTCTACGGCGCAAACTCATATCACCATCATCCATAACAAAACTAGATCCACCTAGTCTGTTGAATGGTCGTTGTATCGATGCTCCAGTTCTACCATATGGATATGTTGGGCCGTCCATATCAGGTGGCCCTGGAGTGCTCCAACCAAATACAGCACTCGGAGCTTCTCTTCTTGCACTAGAACTATTATAGCCTCTAACAAAAT